TAATGTTACTGCAATGACAACAGGGCGCGAAGTTGCAGAGGCATATCTACAAAACATAGAAAACTTAGAAGCAGCAGTAAAAAAACAAGCGGAAATTAATAAACAAGGCGGGCCAGGACAAGCAGCTATTAATTTCCTTAATGAAGGACAAATTACTTTAGCCCAAACTGCTGGCACTATAAACGAAGACATTGGCAAAAATATATCATCAAACTCAGCAATAGTTGGCGCTCTTAACACTGCAACAAAAGGAATAGGCGGCTTTTCAGAAGCATTTGAAACAACTTATAACGATTTAAAGGCATTAGTTCCCGGAATGTCCGGCGAAGAAACACTGAAATATTTACAAGACAATGTTGGCAAAACACTTGAAAACGGTACAGTAATTACAGAAGACATGGTCAAGCAAATGAAAATACTTAATGATTCAAGTTCTACTGGTGGCGAACAATTAAATGCGGCAGAAGCATTAAAAAATGCAGGATTGTTTGACAGCGCAGGTAATTTAAAAGTTGCTATTATGTCAGTATCAGACAATGTAAGAGAAGGGTCATCATCAGTTGATGAAACCAAAAAAGAAGCGCAGAGTTTCTTAGGAAAAATATTTAATTTTGATAAAGGTACGCTAGGAACAACAGGTGATTTATTTAAAGATTTTGGATCAGGAATGCCTGCTATGTTGCATGGATTAGAAGCAGTTATACCTAAAGACTCAATACAAGGTAACTTGTTAGAAGCATTTCCTGGAGGTATGTCAGAAGTAACAAACATGATGCAACAAACTCTTGGAAATATGGGCAGCAACTTTGATCCGTCTTCAATGATGGACAGTATGGCATTAACTGGTGGTGCCCTAACCCAAGCCGATCAAGAAGCAATGGCAGGTATGTCAACGCCAAACACTAGCACACAAGGTAACACAAACGAAGATCTTTCTGAATCCATATCTCAGCATCTACAACAGCTAATTCAAATAAATACTAGACAGTTAGCAGAGATACAGAAACAAGTTAAAGCCACTAAAGGCATGAACGGCAATATGATGTCGAACGTAGGATTATAAATGAGCTGGAAAAAATACTTTACGCCTGTTAGTGCAGGAAATGAAACATCAGGAACTTACTCCCCAATAAATGGAGCAAGTGCTGTAACTAGGCCAGGACCAGCTCGCAGTAATTATTCAAGTTTTTTACCTGACGTCTATACAGGAACTCCAAACAGAGTTGAAAGATACGGACAGTACAACACAATGGACTTAGATTCAGAAGTAAATGCTGCCCTTGATATTCTTGCAGAATTTTGTACACAAAAACACAAACAAAACGGAACACATTTTACATTTGACTATAAAAAGCAGGCTACTAATTCCGAAGTACAAATTTTAGGACAATACCTACAACAGTGGTATAAGATTAATAATTTTGAAAAACGTATGTTTAGACTTGTACGTAATGTATTCAAATACGGAGACGGATTCTTTTTAAGAGATCCTGAAACTAAAAAACTTTATCATGTAGATCCTGCAAAAGTAAATAGAATAATTGTTAACGAATCAGAAGGTAAAACGCCAGAACAGTATATTGTAAAAGATGTACAGTTTAATTTTAGAGATTTAGTAGCAACTAAACCACACCAAACAAATGGAAACATAACTGGCGGCGGAAGCGGATACTACGAAGGCGGCGTAAGAGGAATGGTAGGTAACTATCCTAACCAAGCTGGATCAAGATTTACTATTGAAGATGGCGAAGTTGCAATAGCTGGAGAACACATGTTTCATCTCAGCTTGTCAGAAGGATTAGACAACAACTATCCATTTGGTAATTCATTGCTTGAAAGCATCTTTAAAGTATACAAGCAAAAAGAATTACTCGAAGATGCTATTATTATTTACAGAGTGCAAAGAGCACCAGAGCGTAGAGTATTTTACGTTGATGTAGGTAATATGCCATCACACCTTGCTATGCAATTTGTTGAGCGTGTTAAAACAGAAATACATCAAAGACGTATTCCAAGTAAAACAGGCGGCGGAACAAATGTTATAGATTCAGCTTACAATCCGTTATCAACTAATGAAGATTACTTCTTTCCACAAACTGCTGAAGGACGTGGTTCAAAAGTTGAAACACTACCAGGAGGTACTAACCTAGGAGAAATTGATGACCTTAGATATTTTACTAATAAGCTCGTACGCGGCTTACGAATCCCTAGCAGCTACTTGCCTACAGGCGCTGACGATGCAACTGCAAGCTACAATGATGGAAGAGTTGGAACAGCATTTATACAGGAATTAAGATTTAACACCTACTGCGAACGATTGCAAAATCTACTTGCTGATGAGTTTGATCAAGAATTTAAAAGATATTTGTTAGAAAAAGGTGTAAACATTGATACAGCAATGTTTGATCTTAAATTCCAACCACCGCAAAACTTTGCAGCCTACAGACAAACAGAATTAGACAACCAAAGAATTGGTACTTGGTCACAAGTGCAAGCAATACCATACATTTCAAATAGATTTGCATTAGAAAGATTCTTAGGATTAAGTACAGAAGATATTGCTAAAAACGAAAGACTATGGAAAGAAGAAAATCAAGAAAATCTAACGCCTCCACCAGGTGATGCTGCAGGCGAAATGCGTGGTGTGGGAATCAGTAGTGCAGGCATCAGTGCTGATATTGATGGCGCAGAAGAAACAGCAGACATAGAAGGTGGCGAAGACGGAGGCGAAGGAGCACCTCCAGAAACAGCAACTGGCGAAGAACTAGGCGGAGCACCAGCAACACCTCCAGCAGGTGGTGACGCAGGAACAATATAAAGTATAAATAATAACATGATACTGAGAGAACTTTTTTATTACGACAAAGAAACTATTGAACCTGTAGAGGATAACAGGTATGATCCTCAGTATGACCAATCTATTGTTGATTTAGATGATACCCGGAAAACACGATTAAGTTTAAGCCAAATAAATCGTGCTCGCAAGGCAGCTGAACTACATACAGAAGAAAAGGCTAAAGAAATAGACTTTGTAAGACAAATGTATGGACTAGCAGCACAAGCTGAGGCGGCCGGAGTATGATAATTGGCGAAACTAGATAAAAGCAAATACACTCCTGATGAATGGCGTGAACTTCAAACTCAAAGAAAACTCTATAAAATAAAACGTAGAGCTGAAAAAGCAGCAAAACGTTCTCAAAAACCAATCCAATATGAAAAAGTTCAAATTAGTAAAAAACATGCAACGTCTTTTGTTTTAGGTAATGGCACCAGTAGAACTCCAATAAATGTAGAAGATCTTGCAAATTTAGGCAATACTTACGGATGTAATGCTTTATATAGAACGTTTGCACCAGATTACTTAGTTGCTGTTGATGTCAAAATGATATTAGAAATATCTAAACAAGGCTATCAAAGAAAACATACTGTATGGACTAACCCTAACAAAGCATACGGGCAGATACAAGATTTAAATACATTTAATCCGAGTAAAGGATGGTCAAGTGGTCCTACTGCACTATGGCTTGCTAGTCAACACGGATATGAAAAAATATACATACTTGGATTTGATTATCGGGGTACGGCTGAAAAATTTAACAATGTTTATGCTGATACTCCTAATTATAAAAAGAGTCAAGATGGTGCAACTTTTTTTGGAAATTGGTTGCGTCAAACAGTGTCTGTAATTAAGGAACATAAAAATATTCAATATGTAAGGGTAATAGCACCTGATAATTACTGTCCTGAGGAACTAAATAAATTAGATAACTTAGTAACAATAACAGTAGATGATTTTATGAAAATACATCAACTTTCTTAGATCGTAGCCAAAACGAGCCGTTTTTGGCCTATTTCTACGCACATTTTCTCCATATATGTAAATACAACTGACAGCCTTACCATAGGTAAAACATTTATAGGAGATAAAAATGGCAGATACAAATAAATTTGAAGAGATGCTTGAGCATCTTGTAAATAACGACCGTGCTAAAGCGGAAGAGTTATTCCACGAAATTGTAGTGGCAAAATCAAGAGATATTTATGAAAACATCTTAACTGATGACGTTAACGACGAAGAAGTCGACGAAGCATCAAAAGATGATGACAAAGAAGTTGACGAAGCATCAAAAGATGATGACGATGAAACTAATGAAGCAACTGACGAAGAAGTAGATGAGTCAGATGACGAAGAAGTTGACGAAGCATCAAAAGATGACGACGACGAAACTAATGAAAATTTTAACCTAGATGAGTTTGAAGTTGAAGGCGAGCCAGAAATGGACATGGACATGGACATGGATGCTGACATGGGCGGAGACGCTGGTGACAACATGGCAATGGATATGGGTGACGAAGGTGACTCAGATGAGCCAGCAACTAAAGGCGATATTATGGATTTAGAAGCCGAACTTGAAGACCTTAAAGCAGAATTTGAAGATATGCTAGGTGATAAAGATGGCGACGAAGATGACATGGGCGACGAAGAAGACGAAGAAGGCGAAGAAGGCGAAGAAGGCGATGCTGATATGGATGCAGACGCTGAAG